GTGAAAAAGATTTTAGTTGTTATTTCAACTTTAGCAGTAGCTGGAGCATTAATATTTTCTCCTATTGCGGATAAAGACGAAAAGCCGACGGTGGCACCGAAAGAAAATATAGTTATGATGTCTGATCCTGGCGTAGGCTGGTAAGATATCTACTAATGGAAATGCGATTATCTTGAAAAAGATAGTCGCATTTCGTGCGTTATAGGGATTTTCTGTTTTTGCTAAAAAAAACAAAAAGAGGAAGAATGTGAAATGTTCACAATCTAACATAGAGAAAGAGGATGGGGGATTTAAAATGGAGGATTGCAAAAGAGGAATTCAATCATTAATTGACATGGTTAAAAATGGGGATGAACAAGCAACCTTAATTTTAAAGGAAATAGATAACATTTTAGATGAATGTGAAATGAATATGCTAAAGAAAAAAGGATGATTGTTAGCAATAGCTATCAATCATCCTTAATATTTATTGTCTTCTATATCTAATCCAGAAATTAATGCTTTTATTTTTTTAATAGCGAATTCTTTCGTTTCATCATCGAATGTTTCCATGCGATCTATATAATACTTTAATTCTAACATAACGTCTGAAGCCGAAGATTTTTCGTTAGTTTTATTATCGGATAAGCCCATAATGTAGTCAGTTGATACATTTGCTAAATTAGAAATTTTAGAAACAGTTTCTCTGGATGGAGTCTTTTTTCCTGATTCGATATAAGATACCATCGGTTTGCTGATATCTACACTATCTGCAAATTGTTGCTGTGTATACCCGATTGACATTCTTATCTCTTTTATTCTTTTCCCAATTATATTCTCCATAACGTTCCCCTTTTTATTACCTTAGTATTACCTCATACATAAAATATAACAGAAAAGTTGACTTTAAGACAACTTAGTTTTCGAATTTGATTTTTTTATAAAATATTGTTGACTTGTAGTTAACAACTTGATATTATGAAGACATCGAAAGAAACAAGGGTGATGCTAATGACGAAACTTAATACAGATCGTGCTAAAGAATTAAGGATATCACTCGGTTACACACAGCAATTTGTAGCAGAATACCTAAGTTGTTCTAAAAGTGGTTATTGTTATATGGAACAAGGTAAAAGGCAGCCGAGTTTAGAAAAATTAGGAAAGTTATCAACATTATATAATGTGACAACTGATGAACTGTTAGAACAAAGTTAACTATAGGTTGTCATTTTTTTAAAACATTAAGTTAACCTAATGTTAACTTAATGAGGAGGGAAGAAAATGAATCAAATGAAAGTTATGCAACATCCAGTAAGTGAATTTGTTTTTATGGAAGGAAATCAAGTGGTTACAGACAGTTTAACAATGGCTCAAATGTTTGGAAAAGAACATAAAAATGTAATTCGAGATATCGAGGTTCAGCTTGAAAAATTGATTGAAGCAAATGAAACGGAATGGGGGCAGCTCAACTTTGAGCCTACCCAATACCAGCATTATCAAAATAAACAATGGTATCCAAAGTTCAATCTTACAGAAGATGCATTCGCGATTGTAGCAATGAGTTACATAACACCAGAAGCAATGAAAATGAAAATTAAGTTCTTACAAGAATTCAAGCGAATGAAAGAACACATTCAAAAGTCACAGCAACAACCTAAAAGTGTTGAAGATGCAATTATCTACAGTATGACTGAACTAAAACAAATGAAATCACGACAAGATCATGCGGAAGAAGAAATGAACAAAATGAAACTTCTAGTAGATAACGAACTATGGCTTACTGAGCAACATAAAGGGGCAGTGCAACGTAAAGTAAAACAACGTGTTTTTGAACTAAAAAAAGAAGGATATGATAATGCATCGTATCAAGGAATCTATGGCGCACTGAAAAGACATTTTGGTGTAGCTAAGTACGATAAAATCCCAAGGAAATATTATCAAAATGCTATGCGATTTATTGCAGGATGGTATCCGCTAGAAAGACCTAGTACATTAGATGATTATATTTCTTAATAGATAAAATTAAAATTTTATAAAAAAGAAAAGGAGCTATATAAATGAAAAATTCAACAGTTCAAATAGCATTAGCAGTCACAAAATTTTCAGCTCAAAAAGGATGGAGTGATGAAGAATTTTGGGAGGCGATCGAGTTACTTCGTTTCAATAAAGAAGATGCACAACAAACAGCAATAGAAAAACTAGATACTATCCCGGTTACTTACGATAGCGCAAACGATTATCCAATTATGTTGAAGGCAGATCATGTAGCAGAAGTATTAGGAATTTCACAAAGAAAAGCATACGACATTATGGATCAAAAGGGGTTTCCTTTAGTGAAAATTGGGAGAAAGAAAGTAGTTCCAAGAGATGCGTTCTTTAATTGGCTAGAGAAGGGGGTGTCAGCATGATGGAAGATACAACATCGTTAGTAGTATTCGCACTGTTTATCGCATTTAGTATATTGCTACTTTACATTACTTACGAACCAATAAAACGATGGGCTTGGAGTGATGTAAAACAAAATAAAAAGACCCATGGCAGTGGGTCCTTTAGAAAAAACAAGTTGTTATAAGTATATCACGGAAAGTAGGGAAATAGTACATGCGTTTAACTGAATATCAAGTGCTATTACCTAATAAGTTCTGGAGCTTAGCGAAAAGCAAAGATGAATTGAAACAAATGATTGAACAGTACTTCAAAGTTGGTTATCCACATTATGAAATTCAACGGATTATCAAAAGTGGACAAGCATATGTGGCAGTTTGTACGAGGAGGTAAATTAATGGCTAAATACAGACATGTTCAAACTACATTTTGGTCAGATCCAAAGGTTACAGAAGAGATGACACCAGAGGATAGGTACTTTTATCTGTACCTAATGACAAATGAACATACAACTCAAATCGGTGTATATCAAATTACAAGGAAACAAATGGCTTTCGAATTAGGTTATTCCATAGAAAGTGCTAAAGCTTTGTTAGATCGTTTTACGAAACATCATGAATTGATAGTGTACAACGAAGAAACAAGGGAAATATGTATTCTTAACTGGGGGAAATACAATCTGATTAAAGGTGGAAAGCCAATTGAAGATTGTATTCAAAAAGAGTTGAAAACAATTAAAGATCTATCTTTGGTGAAGCTTGTATTAGATAGAACTAAAAATGATGTTCTAGTTAAAAAAATCAGTATTATGGCTGGGTTTGACGATACGTACCACGATACGTCAACGATACGTGGACAAAAAGAAAAAGAAAAAGAAAAAGAAAAAGAAAAAGAAAAAGATACTACAACATCTTCTTCTGACGAATCAGATATAAAAGTATCAATTCCTTATCAAGAAATCTTAGAATACTTGAATGAAAAAGCAGGAAAGAACTTTAACCATAAAGCAGAAAGTCACAGAAAGTTAATTAGAGCTAGATGGAATGAAGGATATACAGTTGAAAACTTCAAAATCGTCATTGATAACAAGGTATCACAATGGCTTGGAAAGTTTGATAAAGAAGGAAAACCTCTTGATCAGTATTTAAGACCAAGCACATTATTCGCTCAAAAACATTTCGATAATTATTTGAATGAAACGGTTAGCAAACCTCAATCTAATCAACAGCAATACGGTAATCACATAGATATTCCGGGGTTTAAAGGAAACATGCCATTTTAACGAGGTGAACGGAAATGCAAAAAATGCAGAAATCATTTGAAAAGATAGCAGCATTAGAGTTTGCAGATGAATATTGCGAAAATCATACATTTAGTAAAGGTGGGCAAGTAACTGTAAAGCCAGTAAGAAAGATGATTGATAAAAATGATGGTTCAATTTATTGTCCAAGATGCAAAGTTGAGAAGCAAGATTCAATCTTATTTCAACAAGCCAACAATTACTATAAGAAGATCAATAGGGAGCGGCAAAAGAATCTTCTTTTTAAACATAGTGTTATTGAAAATCAATCAATTACTGAATCAAGGTTAGAATCCTATGAAACAGATTGCCCAGAAACAAAAGCAAATAAGGAAAAAGCTATAGCGATTTTGGAGCGTATTAAAAAGGGAGAAACGCTAAACGTGTATATTGCAGGAATTCAAGGTGTAGGGAAAAGCCATTTAGCTTATGCGATGCTATACGAATTAGTAAGACACTATTGGACAATCTCTGATGGCGAAGCACTTAACGATGAATACGCATTTAAGGAAATGAAAAGTTGCTTGTTTGTAGAGATAGAAAAACTAATTCGTTTAATACAAGACTCATTTCGAAATAAAGAGTCAAAATACACGATGGATTATTGTATTAGTTTGATGGTTGATGCGGATTTTCTGGTTATTGATGATTTAGGAGCTGAAAGTGGTTCTATGAATAGAAACGGAGAAGCGAGCGATTTTGTTCATAAGATACTTTATGGTGTTGCTAACGGGCGGCAAGGAGCAAACAAAACAACGATTACTACATCAAATTTATCAAGCAAACAGCTATTTCAAAAGTATGATCCGAAATTAGCAAGTAGGTTGTTAAATGGGGTTTCAAAAGATGAAACAATCGTGTTTAAAACAACAACAGATAAAAGAATTTTAAATTTAGATATTGGTTTCTAAGGAGGAATAAGTATGTGTGCATTATGTCATGATACAGGAATTATTCGTAAAGAAACTTATCCGGGTGTAATTCTAACGGAAGGTTGTAACTGTGAAGTAGCAAAGCAACAACAAGAAGAAAACGATAAGCGTTGGCAAGCATGGTTATTAAAATTCGAATCAATGAAACAAGAATTAGAAAGAAAAAAACAACAAAAAGCTAGTTAACAAGGGGGATTAATGATGAAAAACACAGGTGTTGCAAGAAAAGTCGACGAGTTAGGGCGTGTAGTAATTCCAGTAGAGTTACGCAGAACTTTGGGGATTGCTGAAGGAACAGCATTAGGTTTTCATGTTGAGGGGGAAAACATCGTTTTAAGAAAACAAGAAAAGTCATGTTTTGTAACGGGTGAAGTTTCTGACTCAAACATGGAATTGCTGGATGGTCGAATGTTTTTGAGCAAGGATGGTGCGAGTGAGTTACTGGACCTTCTTGAAAAGAGCGTGAAGGTACATGCCTAAGCAATTAAATATTTTCGATGTAGAGCCAGCAATTTGTGAGTTTGATGTAATGAAAGCCAATGTGAAAAAAGGAGATGGACGCGTTACATATGCAGATGTACGTGTCCAAGTCCCAAGAAATGCAAAGGGTACGGATGAATTACCGCGCACAACTAAACAAGATGATCGCTATGACATCTTTGAACAATATGTAATGGCAATTTGGAGATTCCAACGCGCTGTAGATAAGTTTTTTAGTTGGGATACAGCGGAAGAGTTATGTAAGGCAGCAAGGGATAAAAAAGAAATTATCCCGGTACGGATTTATTTAGGAAGTGGTTTTAAACCTGATGTTGTCGAGTACATGAGGTAGTAAAAAGGGAGATGGACATATGAAAAAAATAGAAATTGATGTTAGCAGCAACAAGCTTTTAATAGTGAAGGACGGAAATGTAACAGCAGTAAATCCACCAATGAGCGGATTTGGTGAGCAAGTTGCGGTTTGGGTAAACGGTAAAGTTGATCGCGTGGATACTAAGTTTACTGAAAAGATAAAATAATTTTTTTTAGAAAGTAGGTTCGCTTATGAGTGTAGCAAGAAATCATGAAGCGATGAAAGAATCACGCTTGAAAATATACATTGCTTTAGAAGAAGCTAACTTCATTTGGGATGAAAGAGATGTAATTCGTTTTCGTGAAATGTGGAATCAAGGTATGAGTTTACCAGATATGGCAGAAGCGCTAAGGAGACACCAAGCTGAGGTTGCACTCCTTGTAATAGATCAGGCTGATAAGTATTTGATTGAAAATCGTCCGATAGGATTAGGGATTTGCTAAATAGGAAGGGGAAAACAAAATGAACATTATGGAAAACGGTGTATTGGAAGCAACGAAATTAATTAGTGAAGCAAGAGAAGATGAACAGGTTATAAAAGAAGCTACTGTTTTACAAATCGCAAGCATTTTATCAATCGGTGAATTAAACGATTATCAGGAAGCAACATTACGTACTTGGAATAACAAAACTGATTTTGGAGGACGTGTTTCAAATGCAGCTTTAGGACTTACAGGTGAAGCTGGTGAAGTTGCTGATATTGTTAAAAAAGCAATTTATCATGGACATGGCTTCCAACCATCGCATTGTCCAGGAGAAGAGGACGGAAACACTTATAAATTAGCCTTAGAACTTGGAGACATTATGTATTATGTATCGATTATGGCGCACGAACTGGGATATACGTTACAAGATGTTGCTGAAATGAATATTGCAAAACTAGCTAAAAGATATCCGGATGGATTTAGTCGAGAAGCGAGTCAAGCACGGGTTGATGTGAAGTAAAACCAAATTTGAATTTTGTATAAAAACGAGGTGGCTAGGGTGAATAAAAGAGACAGAATTACAAAGTTATCAGCTAATGCTCAAGTGGCTAAATCGTTAAGCGAATGCCAGCAGTCATAATCGAAAAGATAGAAGTTTTATAACAAAATTCTTATTGTATAAAAAATAAAAGAACCCATTTGTTATAAACGGATTCTTCCCTTAAGGTGTGCAAGAAATTCAAGGTAACTTGACCAGAGCACCATATAGAATTTCTTGTGATATTAATGTATTCAAAGAAATCTAAAAGATGTATGGGAATTAAATAAAATCCTTATTTGGCAGGTGAATGAAATGAAGATTGTACAATGGCTAGCTTTTATATATTGGTCCATCACTGGAATTGCAATGATTTTTGGATATGAACCGTTACGAGGATTACTTGTAGCAGCTTGCTTTACTTCAGCATTATTCTTTTTGGATCATGCTACAAAACAAGCAATTAAATAAAATCTTTATTTGGCAGGTGAATGAAATGGAAAACAAATGCAATGAGTGTGGCGCAACATCAAATTTAATTTACAACGCAGGGATTTGTTATTTATGCGGTCATGACAATAAAGGAGAAGAAAATGAAAGGTAGAAAGTGCAAGACGTGTAATGGCAGAGGCTTTATTTTCGAAAAGATCGTTGATATAAAACTGAAAGAAAACGGCGGTTATTCATTACGGGAAACTGGTTTGAAAATGCAATGTGTTAAATGTTTTGGTAAAGGCATGAAGTAAGACAAAATCGTTATTTGGGAAGGAGAAGGAAAGTTGAGAAAAGAGAATTTGAAATTACTAACAAACAGGGTAGCTGATGATATTTACAAGGATGCTGTAAGTCATGATCCGTGGAATCATAGGTTGATTGAAATTAAACAACACATGGCACCTCTTATCAGAGTTATTAAGGAGCAGCGGAAAGAGATTGAACGTTTGAATAAGAAAAACGATTCGTATTTAACTCAGTTAGCGGATTGCAGGGAACAGCTTTTACCTTTAATGGAAAATTATAAGGATTACGAAGAATTACTCGGCTTAACAGTATCCGATCCAATGTCAGTGTCATATTTGTGCGAACGAGTATCAGATGAGTTTCACACATTGAAATAAATTTATACAAAAACGCTATTTTATTAGAAAAGGAGAATGGATATGTCTCTAGTAGAGAATTTAAAGGAACTCCAAGAAAAAGCCATCGATGAAAAGGTATTGGAATTTGCGGAAGAAATGGAAATCGTAATAACTAAAAGTGCTGCAAGTGGATATTCAGGTCATAGGTATAAAATTCATAATGAAAATCCAAATCGGCATATGATGTTTTCAAAAATATTTATAGAAAAGTTACAAGAATTACTGGACGGTGTGAATGTTGAATTTAAGGAAGAAGAAAAGAAAAATATTTTAGGCGGATCGTACTACGAACATTACATCCGTTTTAAGTGGAATGACTAATTTCTTAATAAAAACTTCATTTTAGTAGAAAGCGAGGTGGTGAGTTAAATGTATATAGCAACTGTTTTGCTCTTAGCGTTTGTATGGTGCATTAGCATAGTATCATTATCAGTTTATACTACAGCATATTTTTGTGTTGAGCAGTCGAAAGGGCATCTGTATAGAGCGCTTTTAGCTGGAATTGCTGTAGTTTTATCGATGATCGCAATTTACTTATACATTTCTAACGTTTAATTGAACTGGAGGTTGTGATGGTGAAAGTAAAGGAGTACGCCGTTTATAAAGGTGAATCATTCGTGTGTGTCGGGACCATATTGCAATGCGCTCAACATATGGGCGTACGTCCTGAAACTGTTAAATTCTATAAGACACCTGCATACAAGAGACGAGTAGTGGAACGGAAGAATGCTAGAAATTTTATAACTGTTACGGAACTTGAGGAAGATTAATATAAAAATTTCATTTTGTAGAAAAGGGGAATGGATATGGTTATAGATCCACCGGAACCATACAGACATGAAGATGGAACGATTGTACATTTAGTTGAGATTAACCCGAACGATTGGTATTGCTGGGCTAAATATCCTGATGGATACATCCATCCAGTACCAGAAGATGTTTTCTTTAGAGATTTCGAACCAATAAAAAGAGCAGCTAGTAAAAGCTAACTGATTATCTCCAAGGGGGAACTAGGAGAAAGGTTAGGGACTTCATTAAATGAGTTCTGGCTATCGCCTATCTATATTATTGACGGAATATTGAGTTTTATTCAAGGGAGGAAGAAGAAATGCAAGCATCAACAACTTTCTTATTAGCATTATCTACAAAGTTACAAGAGATTGCTGATAATACAGCAGATATGGAAACAGAAGCAGAGTTAAATGAGCTTATCGATAAAATCAATGAAAGTATCTAAAACTGAACAAAATAATCCTTTGAATAGAAAGTGAGAAAAACATGTTACCAAATAACAAGATTTATAAACATTTATTCTCGTTACTTATCGCACTTAATGTGGGATTAGCAATTATAGCAGTGATACAGCAGAAATGGTGGGATGTAGCAGACACGTTAGGTGGAGCGACACTTTTGATAGCTATTGTACTTGTAATTGATAATGGTCAAGTTAATAAATGGTCAGCAATGCTGTTCACGATAACAGCTATCGAGAATGGATTAGAGGTTGCAAATCAGTTTTTATTACAAAATTATTTAGATTCACTTTGGGATATAGCTGCCATAATACTGTGTGTGTATTGGATGAGGCAGTATTACGTTGAAGAATAGAAAGTGAGGTTAGGAGAATGAAAGCTTTGAAGAAAAGAAAAATCAGAAAAGCAATTGCTCGTCGTGCAAAAGATGTGGAGAAGTATCAAGTTAATAAGGCATGGAGAAACATCTTTGTACAAGCTGGTATTTTAAAATAAAGAACTTAAATAAAGGAGATTGTGAATATGATTGGTTTAGAACCTTATAATTGTGATATTTGTGGTGAAGATGAGTCAGTTAAGGTTGAAATTGATGATATAACTTTAGAAAGACGAGAAGTTTGTGATGAATGCGGATTTATACATGAAGGGTTAGCGGAATGGGAATTTGAAAGTAATGAAAAGATTGTAAAAATGATTGAGGAATCCAAGAAATAAAAGATATTGTCCGGCTAGAAAACTAGAGGACACCAATTCTTTAAAGCAGCAATTAAAGCTGTTTTAGGAATAGGTGTCCTTTTTATTTTGAAAAGGGAGATGGGAAAATATGAAGGCACTAAAAGACCAATTACGTGAGTGGAAAAAGCAATCGAATCACACAAAAAAGAAAACTAAGAAAAAACGAAAAGAGAAATTAAGCACTCGTGATATTGAAGGTTTAATGGGAATTCATGGGCCACGTTATGAACGTAGACGCGGAGCTTTAAGACAAAAGTAATTTAAAAATAAAAAGGAGTGGTCTTACATGACTAAACAATTATCTTTCTTGCCCAAAATCGATAGAGTAGCAACGCAGAAAAAATTAGAAGGTGTTCTGGAAAGCGTACGTTTATATAGACAGTTTGGAATGATGCGTGAAGAAATGAAAGTCACTCCTTCTTATGAAATTAGATATCACGGACCTACAAATGATGTGGGAAAGCCATTAGAAGATGTAGCGATGGCTAATATACAGCAAAGTAAACGAGAAGAGTGGATTAAGCAAACATCATTTCGCATTGACCAGTTTCTTAGTCGTTTAGGAAATGGGCGTGCTGGAAAGGACCAAAGAAACATTATTATTAAGCGTTATTTAGAAGATGAAGATGTATGCGATTATATGGTGTATAACGAACTTGGCATGAGTGAGCGTACTTATCGACGAGTTAAGGCTAGAGTGTTTTATAAACTTGCTTTTGCTCTTAGATTAGAAGTGTATGAGACTGAAGAAACTGGAGGTAATGAATAATGAATTTTGTTCAGCCGATACGTGATCCAGAGCAAATACAGCAGTTAAAAGAATATTTTAAGGAAAAGAGTTTACGTAATTACATTCTCTTCATTATGGGAATCAATACAGGCCTGAGAATCTCGGATATTTTGAAACTGAAGGTAGGAGATGTTAAAGGCAGTCATATATCCATGAGGGAAAAGAAAACGGGGAAGCAGAAACGAATACAAATTACCGCATCTCTTAAAAGGGAGCTTAAATGGTTTATTGAAGAAAGAGAAGATCATGAGTATTTATTACAAAGTAGACAGGGGAAGAATCGTCCTATTGGGCGCAGCATGGCATATAAGATATTAAGTGGAGCAGCGGCAGAGTTTGGTTTAGATGAAATAGGGACACATACGCTGAGAAAGACATATGGGTATCATATGTACATGCAAACAAAAAACATAGCATTACTCATGGAGATATTCAATCACTCGTCAGAGAAGGTAACATTACGTTATATAGGGGTAAACCAAGATGCAATGGATAAAGCAATGACTAGGTTTAAAATCTAAGCATTGCTTTTTCTTTTTGAATCTATACAGTTATCCATAAATTTTGTACTGTGTAACTCAAAAGGGAAAGTTTAATTAAGTCAATGATACCAAGGGATTTGGCGAAGGGGGCAGTTACACACAATATAAGATATGGGTAAGTCATTAAGATAAAATACATAAGAGAAGAATATAAAAATAAGTGGCAGAGTCGTGACCGCTTTTTGGCAGGAAATGTGCCGGTTGTTTTTGAATCAACGTGATATATTTGTATTGTGAGAAGTGGCGGAAAACATTTCTCACAAAATTCCTGATAATGAAAATGGATCGTCATGACCGGTGGCGATGGTTGCAGATTGGATGAATAGTTGTTTCTTGATTTCATATTCAACTGCAATTTATGTTATTCAAGCGAAGAAGGGCTTTTGCTCTTCTTCCAGTTACTTAATATTGTTGATGCATATCAGCAGAACATCATTAGGTGATTGGAAGAAGTGTGAAACTTCACGTACCGTAATCAAAATACAAATTAATAACTTATTTCAAGCATCCATTTGGATGCTTTTTATTTTGGAGGAGGATGAATGATGGAAGGTAAAACAATGACATTTAAACCTTTAAAGCAATATAAGATTGATCCGAATAAAATCCAATCATTAGATGATGTAATTTCAATATTAAAAAATGTAACGATATATGTGAATGGTGAACAAGCATTAAAAGGTCTTGAGCATTTAATTGAAAAGGATGATGAGTAATGAAACTAACTAAACAAGAACAAGCTGTTGTAATTGGTACATTCATTTCAATGTTAGGACAGGACCTTGTAAATGAGCGTATCGATAAACAGAAGTTAGAAGGTGCAATCCCTATATTTAATGAGTTAGAAGATAACACAACACCAAAGCAAAAGAGAGAAGCAATGGTTAGTTTGCTTGGTAAGGCAATGGATGAATTCATTAATAGTAAGGAGTGAGGATAGATGAATGGAACGCTTGTAGAAAAAATTGTACATAAAGATGCGGTAGAGGTTCTATCTAAGTTTTCTACAAAGGAACTAATTGAAGCATTAAAGCTAAAAGAAGATGTGCAAATCACTGATACAAGTGAAGATGTATATCGTGTGCAATATGATTTAACCAAGGCAAAGAAGTATTGCTTATTAATTAATAACTGTGATGTTGAGTCAGTTCAAGGTATTTTGAGATTACAAGAAGCTGAGCGACAATTATATGCTGGTGGTTGTTGTGATTAAAGAATACAAGACCAAACAACAGAAGCGTAAGTTCTATGACAGTGGTGAATGGAAGAGTATACGAGAGCAAGTAAAGAAGCGTGACAACTTTGAGTGCCAGGAGTGTAAACGTAATGGTCGAGTACAAACAGATACGAATGAATACAGTGAGAGTGCCAAGCGTAAGAAGATTCAACTCGTTGTCCATCATATAAAAGAACTTGAACATCATCCTGAACTAGCATTAGAAATGGATAATTTAGAAACAGTTTGTGTTAATTGCCATAATAAAGAACACGGAAGAGTTTACGAAAAGAAACAGAATAAATGGGAACACGATGAAAAGTGGTAAAAATGATTCGATAATAATACCCCCCCTTAAAAAAATTCATCAAAAAATGCTCTAAGGGGCACCGGAGGAGGGGGTTAACTGTCAGGTTTTTTTCAATTTTACGCACGTAAGGGGGGTGGGTAGATGGCTGTTAGCATTGTGAGATTAAAAGAACAGCTCATGAATAGTATTGATATTACCGATTTAGTTGAAGTTGAAAAGGTAGAAAGATATATTGATCTTGTAAAAGCATTTAGAAAAATAAATAAAACTATCAATAAAGAAGGCGAGTCCGTAACGATAAAAAACGGTTCTCAAGTTTTTGTTAAAGCCCACCCTCTTATAAGTGAGAGGAATAAAATTAACAGTTCATTAATTGCTTTGGGAAGGGATATAAAACTTATTCCTAAAGTTGGTGCTTCTAATTCGGGATATAGCCCAAGTGATTTAGTATGATTAGACAAAAATATGTAGATGAATACATTGAACTTTATAGAAGCGGTAAAGTAAAGTTCAACAAAGAAAGAGAACTGTTAATTGAATACCTGGAAAAATACGTTTTAAACAGAGACGACTTGTATTTTGATAATGAAATGATTGAGAAGTGTATCCGCTTTGGTGAAAAGTGGTACTTTCCATTGCAATCATTTCAAAAATTCTTAATAGCATTCGTCTTTTTATTTTACAAGAAAAATGGTCGTGTATTTTACCGTAAGTTCCTGTGGATGCTTGGGCGTGGTGGCGGTAAAAATGGATTAATATCAGTCATAATTCATTTTTTAATTAGTGAAATGCATGGCATTCCAGAGTATAACATTTCCGTTGTTGCAAACAGTGAAGAGCAAGCGAAAACAAGTCCAGATGAAGTTCATAAGTGCGTTAAACGTAATGAAATATTGCAACGAGCATTTAAGACAACATTAACTCAAACTGTTTCTAAAGCCACAGGAAGTGTATTGAAGTTTAGGACATCCAACGGAGATACAAAAGATGGTTTGCGTGATGGTGCGGTTGTATTCGATGAAATACATCAATATGAAAGTAATAAAGATGTTCGAGTCCACATTAGTGGTTTAGGGAAAAAGAAAAATCCACGTGAGTTTTACATTGGTACAGATGGATATGTTCGCGATGGTTTCTTAGATAAACAAAAAGAAAAAGCAATGAAGGTATTAAATGGTGAAGCACGTCCGAATGCTATCTTTCCATTCATTTGCAAATTGAATGATGAAAAAGAAGTTGATGATCCGGATAATTGGGAAATGGCAAATCCAATGTTATCTCAGCCGTTAAGTGAGTATGCTGAAGGCTTGCTTGAAACAATAAAAGAAGAGTATGAGGATTTAGAGGACGATCCAAGTAACCGAGAAGAGTTCATGACAAAGCGAATGAACTTACCTGTTACAAATTTAGAACGATCTGTTGCAAAATGGTCAGAAATCCTTGCTACAAATCGTCCTTTTCCTGATTTATATGCCCAAGAATGTATAGGAGCGTTAGACTTTGCGAGTATTCGGGACTTTGCGGCATGTGGTCTATTATTTAGAAAAAATGGGGAGTACATTTTTAAAACTCATTCGTTTGTTCGAAAAGAATTTGTTGATATCTATTATGGATACTCTAAAAAAGCAGGAGAGTTCAAAAAACAAAAATTTGCTCCAATTAAAGAGTGGGAAGAGCAAGGATTACTAACAGTTGTTGATGAGCCGACTATTAATCCTCAACATATTGTTGATTGGTTTGTAGAAATGCGAGAACAATATGGAATTAAAAAGATTATAGCTGATAACTTCAGAATGGAAGCTATAAGACCGCTATTAGTAGCAGAAGGCTTTGAGATAGAGGTTATACGAAATCCAAAAGCAATTCATAGTTTGTTAGCTCCACGTATTGAAATGGCATTTGCAAATAAACAAATTATTTTTGAAGATAATCCGTTAATGCGTTGGTATACGCAAAATGTGTTGGTTGTTATCAAAAGTGATGGAAATAAAATATACGAAAAGAAAGAGCCTGTTCGTAGAAAAACAGATGGGTTCCAATGTTTTGTTCATGCTCTTTATCGGGCGGATGAAATACAAGAAGCGACTGATTTTGTTATAGGCAACATTAAATTCTAATAAAGGGGGTGATAATCATTGGATGGTTAGGTTCAGTGTTTAAAAGAAATAAAGAACTAGAATTTATGCTGGATCTGGATGCATTAACCGATACAGCAAACAGACTTCATATGAAACGTTTGGCGATTGATACATGTGTATCATTTTTAGGAAGGACGATTAGTCAATCTGAATTTAGAGTAAGAAATGGTAAAGCATTTAAGAAGGATGAGCTTTATTATCGATTAAATGTAAGACCAAACAAGAATATGACCGCAAGTACTTTTTGGGAAAAATTTGTTCGCAAACTTATTTATGATAATGAGTGTTTAGTCATACAAGCAGATGATGGTGATTTACTTATTGCGGATGGATTTCAACATAATGAGTATGTTGTATTTGAAGATACTTTTACTGATGTAAGGGTAAAGGATTATACGTTTAAGAGAAGCTTTAAGCAAAGCAAAGTTATTCATTTGAAGTATCGAAATGATAAACTATCCCCACTTATCGATGGGTTGTTTGCGGATTATGGGGATTTATTTGGAAGGATATTAAACTCACAGAAACGTAAAAATCAAGTTCGCGGCACAGTTGATATGGATATGATTGGTGCCAAAACAGAAGAACAAATAGCGAAGTTACAAGAGTTTATAGACAACATGTATAAGTCAATTGGTTCAAAAGATATAGCTATTGTTCCACAACAAAAAGGTATAAATTATAACGAGATATACAATGGTGTTGCGAATGGTCCAAGCGTGGAAGAAATTAATAAAGTAACAAATGGTTTCTTAAATCAAGTAGCTATGGCAATTGGTATTCCTATAGCTTTGATATATGGAGAAATGGCTGATGTAGAAAAGCAAACGAAAAATTATATGCTTTTCACAGTACGACCATTATTAAAAAAACTATCTGATGAAGCGAACGTTAAATTCTTTGAAATGAGTGAATATCTTTTGGGACAAAAAATTGAGGTTAAAGCTGTTTCCTATCAAAGTATATTTGATCTTGCGACAAGTATTGATAAGCTCATTTCTTCAAGTGCATTTACAGGAAATGAAATTCGTTCAGAAGTAGATTATGAAGAGTCAGATGATCCAAATTTAAATATCCATCATATTACGAAGAACTATACAAAATTAAATGAATCTGAAGGGGGTGAGAAATGATGGAACATGTGAATATGAATAAGCTTTTGAATTTAAAGCGAGATATTCGTTTTGAAGCTAAAGGTGAAAATGAATACAAATTAACTGTTTATGGGTCAATTGGTGGATGGTTTAGTGAAAACAACGCTGAAGCAGTAAGAAGAAAAATTCAAGATGTTAAAGCAGAAAAAATTCACGTTCATATTAATTCTGGTGGAGGTTCCGCTTTTGATGGTGTAGCAATTTGCAATCAGTTAAAGCAACATAGTGCAGAAATTATAGTTCATATTGATGGTTGGGCAGCTAGTGCGGCGTCTGTAATTGCAATGGCAGGTGATAAAATCATTATGCCTAGTAATACTATGATGATGATTCATCAAGCAAGTACCTTTGAATATGGAAATGCAGATCTTTTTGAAAAAACAGCACGAGATCTACGTAAAATTGATTCAGCTTTAGCAGCATCTTATAAAAAGCGTTTTGTTGGAACAGATGAAGAATTAAAACAACTTTTAAAAGATGAAACTTGGCTAACAGCAGAGGAAGCAGTTGCTCTTGGTTTAGCTGATGAAATTGCTGATGAAATTGAAATTGATGATACGCAAGAAGAGGAAGAAGAGGAAGTTGTAGAAAACTTCAAAGAAGGGTTAGTAGCTAAGTATACAAAACAACCAAATAATCAAAATCCAGAAGAGCCTATTCAAGAGCCTGTTAATGTAAAACAGAATCTGAGTACGCTCTTTTTAAATTTAGGAGGAAAATAAAATATGGTGATTAAATTTAATAATTTTGAAGAGAAAAAACTAGCTTTCGCGAAAGCAACGCAGGAAGGTACAGCAGAAGAACAAACAGCAGCATTAAACTCCATGATTGAAGCACTTGCTACAGATGTACGAGCAGATATTTTAAATCAAGTGAATGAATCAATGGTAGATCGTTCTATTATGCAATCTCGCGGTGCGAATGTATTAACAAGTGAGGAAATGAAGTTCTTTAATGCAGTTGTGGAAGAAGGCGGTTTTAAGTCTACTGAAACTTTACCTAAGACAACACAAGAGAGAATTTTTGATGATTTAGTTCAAGGTCATCCGTTGCTAGATCATATTGGTTTAGAGAATTTAGGAGCCGTGACGGAATTTATTTATGGAGATCCAGAGGGTGCAGCTGTATGGGGACCATTATTTGGTGATATTAAAGGGCAATTAAATGCTACATTCCGAAAAGAATCAATTACTCAACTAAAATTAACAGCATTTATTCCATTAGCAAATGATATGTTGAAGCTTGGTCCAGTATGGGTGGAGCGATATGTTCGCACTATGATTACAGAAGCAATGTCAGTAGGTTTAGAGCGTGGTTTTGTAGCTGGTACGGGTAAAAATGAACCTATTGGATTATTAAAAGACCCTAGTGGAAGTGTCACGAATGGAGTATATCCAGATAAAAAAGTTGCTGGAACTTTAACTTTCGAGCCTGGTCGTAAAACAATTAATGAATTAAAAGGCGTGGTCAAATTATTGGCTAAAAAATTAAATCCCGATGGTAAAACAGATGCAGATAGACCAAAAAATGTAGCTGGTAAAGTAGTTATGGTAACAAATCCATTCGATACTTTTGACATTCAAGCAAATGCTACAATTCAAAATGCGGCAGGTGTATATGTAACGAGCTTACCTTTTAATCCAATCCCAACAGAATCTGTATTTGTACCTCAAGGACAAGTGGTGTTCTTTGTTAAAGGCGAGTATATTGCAGCGATGGGCGGAACGGAACCAATTAAAAAGTTTGAAGAAACTCTAGCTTTAGAAGATGCAACGCTTTATATCGCCAAACAATACGCTACAGGTAAACCAAAGGATAAATACACTTCACAAGTTTACACATTGAAACTTGAAGAAGTAACCCCACCAACACAAGGGTGATGTGAATGGATAAGGTAATTTCGAATGAAATATTACAGCAATTTAAAGACAGGATGCACTTAGGTGATGATGAAGATGATAACCTAAGACGCATCCTTTTTGCATCCACAAAAGCTTTAATAAAAGATTGTGGAGCATATGACATAAATGAAGATGAGACGTTCAAAGAATTAGTTTTTGAGCGTTCTCGTTATGTTTATAATGATGCGCTTGAGTATTTTACTAAGAATTTTCTAACCGAAATTAATAGTTTTGGGATTGCAAAAGCTTTAGAAGAAATTAACTTGGACGGTGAATGATATGCGTCCTTTTCAGTATAAAAAACCTTTAAATACAGGTGATTGTAGAAATCGGATTATCATTGAACAACCTGAAGTAATAAAAGATGAATTGAATCAAGAAGTTGAAACAGGGAATTGGCAAGAAGTTAAAAAGGCATGGGCGATGATAAAAACGGTAAAAGGTTCGGAGTATATTGAAGCTTCAGCTTCACAGTCTACACGAATTTATCGTTTTGTAATTCCTTATACAACAGGTATTACAGAATTAATGCGAATTAAAATGAAGGATCGTATCTTTGATATTATCGAACCGCCAATGAATGATGATGAAATGTATCAAACATTGACTATTATCGCAAAGGAGCATGTTTAAAATGAATGATCTTGCTAGAGAATTACAAAGATATGCGAATGTTGTGGAAGAAGAATTACTGACAGCGCAAGAAGAAGTTGCTGATGTTGCTGTGAGTAAATTAAAACAAAACAGTCCTAAAAAAACAGGTTCTTATCGTAAAGGATGGCGTAAGAAGAAAGAAGGAAATAGCGTTATCGTCCACAATACAAAAGGACAACTAACACATCTTTTGGAAAATGGCCATGCAAAGGCTGGTGGTGGGCGTGTTCCGGCTCAAGTGCATATTCGTCCAGTTGAAGAGTATGTAATTAATGAGTTGCCAAGACGGATTGAAAGGGCGCTTGAATAATGACATTAGGTGAATTAACAAAAATCCTTGAAGCTACAGGTTATCCTGTGGCTTATTCGCATTTCACAGCAACACCAACGAAGCCAGTACCAGCGCCACCTTATATTTGTTTCCTTGTGGAAGGGTCAGCGAATTTAATGGCTGATAACAAGGTTTATCACAAGATAGACGATGCAAATATTGAACTTTACACACCTAAAAAAGACTTAGTTGCAGAAGCCAAACTTGAAAAAGTCCTAGACGATCATGAAATTCCTTATGACTCGTATGGGACTTTTATTGAATCAGAAAAAATGTATCAAAAAATATACGAAATGAGGTTGATGTAAATGCCAGAAAACAAAGTATCTTATGGTTTAAAAAATGTTCATTATGTACCATATAACGTAACTGATGGGGTCGTTACCTTTAAAACGCCAATTCCAATGCCTGGTGCAGTTGAACTAACAAATGAGCCACGCGGTGATTTAATTGAATTCTACGCAGACGATATGCTTTATTATTCAGCAGATAATAACCAAGGCTATGAAGGGACTCTGAATATCGCTACTATTCCAGAACAATTTGCTATCGATGCATTGGGTGAGCAGTTAGATGAAACGGATGGTGTATTAAATGAGTTAGCCGATGCAAAAGGTCAACCATTCGCACTATTATTTGAATTTGATGGCGATGTAAAAGCAACTCGACATGTTATGTATAACTGTTCAGCGAGTCGCCCTAACATTTCATCTAAATCAAAAACGAATTCCGCTGAACCAAATACGAATGAATTGAAATTCGTTGCTAGCCCACTGATTTTAGCGCCTGGCGGAAGACCAATGGTTAAAACGAAGACAACATCTAAAACAACTCAAGCTATTTATGATAATTGGTACAAAGAAGTGTACGTAAAAAAACCGGAAGCACCAAAAGGAGCGTAATAGTAAATGGAAAAGACAATTACAATAGACGGAAAACAAGTCAGATTAAAAAGTACAGCAGCAACAGTTAAACGATATAAAGCACAATTTAGACGTGATTTATTTGCAGATATGCTCAAATTAGGAGTTATTGCTCCTTCAAATCCTCAAGCCGGTGCAACTATTGACTTAGCAAATGCGGATTTAAGTAAAGTAGATTTTGAGGTTGTTTATGATCTAGTTTGGTTATATGCAAAAACAGCAAATCCAGAAATTGCTGATCCTATTACATGGTTAGATGGTTTTGATGAGTTCCCTATCTCTGAGATTCTTCCAGAAATTATGGACATGATTCAAAGTACGATGGGCGCAAAAAAAAAATAAAGAAAAGTAATGGAGAGCAAGGGACTTTCAGTGATGAAGAATTAACCACTGATACGTTCCTTGCTCTTTGTTATAAAGCAAAACTAACAAGTTGGGATTTAGAAGATATGACAATCGGTGATTGCTTTGATTACATCGCTGAATTTGCTGAAATGGAGAATCCAGACAAAGAAAAAGTTAGAAAAGCAAACCAAAAAGACTTCGATTCATTCTAAGAAAGGGGTGAGAAAATGGCGGGAAGAATTAAAGGTATTACGATTGAAATTGGTGGCGAAACCACAGGTCTTCAAAATGCTTTAAAAGACGTAAATAAACGTAGTAATGATTTAACCAAAGAATTGAAAGATGTTGAACGGTTACTAAAGTTTGATCCTGGTAATGTGGAAGCATTAGCGCAAAAACAACAGTTACTCACACAACAAATTGAAAACACCACACAAAAGTTAGATAAATTGAAAGCAGCGGAACAACAAGTACAAGCACAATTTCAAAACGGTAAAATTTCTGAAGAACAATATCGTGCTTTTAGGCGTGAGATTGAATTTACAGAAGGGTCTCTTAATGGTCTGAAAAATAAGCTTGGAAATATGAAGGCTGAACAAGATAATGTAGCGAGTTCCACAAGGCAATTAGAAACATTGTTTAGTGCTACAGGAAAAAGCGTTGATGATTTTGCAGGTGCATTAGGAAATCGTCTTGTGAATGCAATTCGAAATGGAACGGCTACAAGTAAGCAGTTAGAGCAAGCAATTGGAATTATCGGTCGTGAAGCGTTAGGAGCAGGAACAGATATTGATAAATTACAACGTGCGCTTCGTTCTGTGGATGCCGGAAACTCAATACGACAAGTACAAAATGAATTAAGAGATTTACAACAAGAAGCCGGTAGAACTGAGAAAAAGTTCGAAGGTCTAAAAGTGGGACTGGAAAATGTTATCGGTGGTTTAGCAGCCGGTGGCGGAATTGCAACCGCAATTGAAAAAGCAATGGATATGTCAAAGTTACAAACGAAAATTGATATATCTTTTGATGTCCCTGAATCCTCGAAGAAATCAGTAGAAGAAGCTGTAAGAGGAATTTCAGCTTATGGAGTGGATGCCGAAGCATCTTTAGAAGGTGTACGCAGACAATGGGCTTTAAATAAAGGCGTAAGTGATGAAGCAAATGCAGCGATTGTAAAAGGAGCGGCCGCAGTTGCACAATCCTATGAAGGTATAGATTTCACTGAGTTAATTCAAGAAGTGAACGAAATAGGAAATGAATTAGGGATTTCGCAAGAAGGCGCTCTTGGTATGACAGACGCGTTACTTAAAATAGGATTTCCACCTGAACAATTAGATATCATTGCTGAATATGGAGGGCAGCTTACAAGAGCGGGATATTCAGCTGAAGAAGTCCAAGCAATCATGGAAGCTGGTGTTGATACAGGAACTTGGAATATCGATAATTTGCTAGATGGTTTAAAAGAAGGACGTATCAAAGCAGCTGAGTTTGGTCAAGGTGTCGATAAAGCTATGAAAGAATCCCTTGAAGGCACAAAAATTTCAGCGGAACAAGTTGAAAAGTGGGGGCAAGCAGTAGCTAAAGGTGGTAAAGATGGTTCGGCAGCAATGACTGAAATTGCACAAGCTTTATCAGAAGTTGAGGATGAAACAAAGCGCAATGAATTAGGTGTTAAATTTTTTGGTACGATGTACGAAGATCAAGGGCAAAACATTATTAATACTTTACTAGGTGCGAAAGAAAAGACTGTTGACTTTAAAAAGAATCAAGATCAATTAAATGATTCCGTTAAGAAAATGGATGCAAATCCAGCAGTTAAGTTTCAAAAGGCAATGCAAGATTTACAAATGGCTCTCAAACCTGTTTTAAGTGTTATAGCTGATGTTGTTGCTAAAATTGCCGATTGGATTTCTAATAATCCTAAATTAGCAGCTACATTGGCAGCTATCGCTGTAGCTATTGGAGTAATTGCAGGAGCATTTATGGCTTTAGCGCCAATAGTTGTCGTCATATCCAGTATTGGGGCTGCAATGATGGGATGGGTCGCACTAATTGCCGTAGTTGTAGCCGCTATAGTTGCCTTGGGCGTTCTAATTTATCAAAATTGGGATTCTATAAGGCAATGGACTATTGATGCTTGGAATGCAATTGAAGAGTTCTTAATAGGAATATGGGACGGGATTGTACAATGGGCAAGTGATACCTGGAATAGTATTAGTGAATCTACATCGGAAGTTTGGAACTCAATTAAGGAGTTTTTAATAGGCTTATGGAATGGAATAGTTGAGTTTGTTGTAACTTGGGGAACTGCTATTTTAGAAGCATACATTGGTATTTGGACTTCTATTTTTAATTTCTGTATGGAAATTTGGAATGGTATTGTGGAATACCTTACTTCTGTCTTACAAGGAATAGCAACTTTCTTTACTGAGGTATGGACTTCAATTTCAACCTTCTTCCAAGAGACTTGGAATGGATTAGTTGCCTTTTTAACACCAATTTTACAGGGAATATCAGATTTCTTTTCTATGATTTGGAATGGTATTTCTACAGTAATCCAAACTGTATGGAATTTCATTACTCAATACTTACAAGCGATTTGGACTGCGATTTTATATTTCGCTATACCAATATTTGAATCGATAAAAAACTTTATTGATTCTGTGTGGAATGCTATTAGTTCAACTGCACAAACAGTGTGGAATGCTATAGTTTCTTTTCTTCAAGCTTGTTGGAATGGTATTGTTTCGGTTGCAACATCTGTCTTTGAAACACTTAAAAATTGGATTGTGAATGTATGGAATGTAATTAGTTCCACCACAATGACCGTGTGGAATGCAGTAAAAGGATTTTTACAATCTTGCTGGAACGCACTAGTTTCTATAGTCACACCAATTTTCCAATCAATCAAAAATTGGATCGTAAATACATGGAATACGATAAGTTCCACTACAAGTGCGGTATGGAATACAATTAAAAGTTATCTTTCTAGCTTATGGAATTCAATTGTATCCACAGCAAGTTCAGTATTTAATAACATCAAACAAGCTATCTCTACTGTTTGGAATATGATCAGTAGTACAAGTAGTAGTATCTGGAACGGTATTAAATCCACACTTTCAAACATTTGGGAAGGTATTAAGTCAACTGCATCTTCTGTGTGGAACGGTTTGAAAGAAGCTATTATGACTCCTGTTCGTTGGGTCACAAATGCAGTTAGTGGAGCGTTTGATGGTATGAAATCAGCGGTATTAGGTGTATGGGATGGTATTAAAAGCGGCATTCGTACAGCAATCAATGGAATTATTCGTATCATTAATAAATTCATAGATGGATTTAATACACCGGCAGAATTATTAAATAATATACCGGGTGTTAGTGCTCCAACTATTCCACATGTACCAATGCTTGCAACAGGCGGGCATGTACTTGGCGATGGGCAATTTATAGCTGGTGAAAAAGGTCCAGAATTATTTACAAAGCAAGGAAATAAAGTTTCGGTTACTCCATTATCTTCTAGTGAAAAATCACTTGGTATTACTGGAACTATGAATCAATTAATGGGTGATATGAGCCGTATGATGGCTAATTCTATGAATCAATTATCAGGCTTGAAAACTGTTATGAGTGGTGTGTATGGAAATATGTCTAATAGTAGACAAGCTATGACAAATATGGTTGCAAACCAAGTGTTTAATTATTCTCCTGGACAACCAGGTGTAAATGGAATGATTCCAACACAAGGTGGAGATTTGATCGTTGAAGTGCCAGTCATTTTAGAGGGACGAGATGTGGCGCGTGGTACCTATCGATATACAAAAGAGTATCAAGAAAGAGAAGAACAAAGAAACTCAGCCTTTTAGGTTTGGGTTTCTTTTATTTTATACGGAAATGAGGTGTCAAAATGAGCTCTTTTACATTTAACAATGCACGTAAAGAATTTGTTCAAATTGCAAAAGGCTGGAAAAGACCAACTTGGGCGCCGTTAAAAAGGAATTTTTTAAGTGTTCCTGGTTATCCAGGTGCAAGACTATTAAACACACAAACAGAAATGCGTGTTTTATCTATTCCTGTAGGAATTATTGTTCCTGATGGATCTGATTTAGAAATCATAAAAGAAGAAATTGCGGATTGGTTAATTACAGAGCAACCAACAGAGCTTACTTTCGATGTAGAACCAAATAGAACATATTTAGCTGTTGTAGATGATAGCTTTGATCCAGATGAATTTGTAACACTTGGCATAGGTACAATTAAATTTATTTGTCCGATGCCTTATAAATTAGGTAAGGTACAGACTCACACTTTCAAACAAAGTTGGTCTACTGAGATTACTTCTTATTTCACGAATAAAGGAAGCATAGAAGTTCCGGCATTAATTGAAATGACTGTAAAAAAACCAAGCACCTTTTTAGATGTATGGTTTGGTAAATATCCTTCAGAACGAAACTATTTCCGTATTGGATACCCCTTAACTGTGGAAGAAACAACGGTACAAGAACGTGAGCGTGTGTTATGGGATGAAATGACTACACCTGTAGGATGGACTCCTGTTACAGGACAAGTTGAAGAAATGAAAGGGACAGGCAGCTTTAAATCAAGGGGTGGTTATGCACTTTATTGTGAAGATTACGGACAAGAAAAAGGTTTGCATGGTGCGATAGCAAAGAAAAGTATTCCAGGTGGACCATTACAAGATTTTGAAATGGAGACCTGGGTTACTTTGAAGTCTAAAAGTATTGGTGAAATGGGACGTGTGGAAGTCTTACTCTTAGATGATGCCAGTAATATAGTAGCCCGTATAAATATGAATGATTTATATTGGGATGCTGAAATCACAAAAGCTTACATGCGAATTGGAAATGCCGGAACACCTAACAGTATACGAAAACTAGTAGATACAAGCGGAGCGCACCCTAATACATTTAATCAATTTTACGGTAGGTTACGTATTGCGAGACGAGGTAAAGAGTGGACTGTTTATGTAGCTCGTTTCAGAGATGGGACAGAAATCGATGATGCTTCAATTGTTGAGCGTTGGATTGATGAAACAGGAAATCCGATGACAGAACGTAAAATTGCACAAGTTATGATTGCGGTATGTAAGTGGGATAATAACCAACCTGTTGACGTAATGCAAATAGACGATTTAAAGATTTGGAAAGTAAATAAAGTCCCGTCTAATACAAAACCGTATATTTTCGATGCAGGAGACAAAGTGATAATTGATACAGAAAAAAGTCTTGTTACGATTAACGGGAAAGATGCTATTAATGTTAAAGATATATTCAGCGAGTTTCCTAAAATCATTCGTGGGGATAATCGTATTGATATTATGCCACCAGATGTTACAGCTACAATCAGTTACAGGGAGAGATATAGATGAGAACGCCAAGTGGTGAATTGCATGTTGTTGATTTTAAAACAGAACAGATTGTAGCATCTATTCAGCCTATAGATTATTGGGATGATAAAAGACATTGGGAAATCAAGAATAACATCGATACATTAGAGTTTCATGTATTTGATAATACAAGGCATTCATCCACACTTATGCAGCAAAACCTAGTGTTAAAAGAAGTGCGCGATGGTCGTATCGTTCCTTATGTAATTACTGAAATTGAAAAGAATTCCGATGATAGATCAGTGATTGCTTATGCATCAGGAGAATGGATTCAACTTGCTAAAGCTGGAATTATCCCTCCACAAAAACTAGAAGGTAAGACCGTAATTGAAATGGTTGATATCGCTCTTGCAGGTACAAAGTGGAAAAAAGGTAATTTAGAATATGCTAGTTTCCGTTCCATGACGATCGATGAATTTATTGATCCATTGTCTTTTCTTAAAAAGATTGCTTCCTTGTTTGAGTTAGAAATTCAATATCGCGCTGAAGTCGTTGGTTCTCAAGTCGTTGGGCGTTATGTAGATATGGTAAAGAAGCGTGGTCAAGAAACAGGAAAAGAAATAACCCTTGGTAAAGATTTAATGGGGATTAAGCGTATTGAAAACTCCCAAAACATTTGTACAGCCTTATTAGGTTTCGTAAAAAAAGAAGGCGGAGAGTTTATTACCATTACGGAAATAAATAATGGTGTCCCTTATCTTGTGGACAACGATGCTTTTCAAAGGTGGAATGAGAAAGGGCAACATAAATTTGGATTTTATAGTCCCGAGACAGAAAACGAAGACATGGATGCAAAACGTTTAATGACACTTATGAAAACAGAGTTAGCAAAACGTGTAAATACGTCTGTCTCTTATGAAGTTGAAGCACAATCAATTGGTCGTGTATTTGGACTATCTCATGAGTTAATTAATGAGGGCGATACGATTCGAATTAAAGATACTGGATTTACACCTAAACTTTATTTGGAAGCAAGAGCAATCGTAGGTGATGAATCATTTAAAAATCCATTGCAAGATAAATATGTATTTGGAGATTACCATGAAATAGTTGATCCAAATGAGGAATTAAGAAAGATTTATAACCGTATCCTCAGTTCATTAGGCAATAAACAAGAAATGATTGATCAGCTAGATAAATTGGTTCAAGATGCTAATGAAACAGCTAGTAATGCAAAGAAGGAATCAGAAGCAGCAAAAGCACTTGCTGAAAAGGTACAAGAAAATATTAAAAATAATACCGTTGAAATTATAGAATCTAATAATCCACCGACAACAGGATTGAAACCTTTTAAAACGCTTTGGCGAGATATTAGTAACGGAAAGCCCGGTATTTTAAAAATATGGACAGGTACAGCGTGGGAATCGGTTGTACCCGATGTTGAATCTGTAAAAAAAGAAACACTTGAGCAGGTTAATAAAGATATTCAATCTACAAAAACAGAGTTGAATCAAAAGGTTCAGGAAGCGCAAAATCAAGCAACAGGGCAATTCAACGAAATGCAGGAAGGTTTACAAGGTGTCAGCCGTACAATTTCTAGTATCGAAAATAAACAAGGCGAAATTGATAAGAAGGTAACTAAGTTCGAACAGGATTCTAATGGATTTAAAACGTCTATTGAATCGTTAACTAAAAAAGATGGCGAGATTAGTAATAAATTAAATACAGTTGAATTAACTGTGGAAGGTACGAAAAAGACGATATCTGATGTGCAGCAAACAACAAGTGAATTAAAGAAAACAACTACTGAAATAGAAGAAAAAGCCGGGAAAATCAGTGAGAAGTTGACGAGTGTAGAAACAAAGGTTAATAGCGATAAAGCTGGTGGACGAAACCTTTTATTAAAATCAAATGTTAAATATGAAAAAACAGACTATCTAATCAATCAATATACTCTAACTGAAAATTTCTTTGCGGGTGAAGAGTATACCTTTGTAATTAAAGGGATTGTCCCACAAGGACAAAAATTCGGAATTTGGCAGAATGGTGGGTCTAGCAATGTTGGATATGCAACAAGTGTTTATGCTAACGGAATAACGTATGTAACCTTTAAAGCCGTTACAACTACAAGCGGGAATGAACGAAAGTTAAGTTTATATAACTATCCAAGTAATACTACAAAGGCAACTGTAGAATGGGTTGCTTTATATAAAGGGAATAGGCCGCAGGATTGGACACCAGCTCCTGAAGACCAAGTAACAACTGATGAATTCACAAAGAAAACAAACGAGATCGAAAAAAGTGTGGATGGTGTAAAAACTACTGTAACAAATGTTCAAAATAGCCAAGCTGGATTTGAAAAGCGTATGTCTACTGTGGAACAAACCGCAACTGGATTATCGTCTACAGTAAGTGATTTAAACAATGTAGTCACAGATCAAGGCAAGAAACTTACTGAAGCAAATACAAAACTTGAACAACAGGCAACGGCAATCGGGGCAAAAGTTGAGCTGAAACAAGTAGAGGATTATGTTGCTGGGTTTAAGATTCCAGAGCTGAAGCAAACGGTTAATCAGAATAAACAAGATTTATTAAATGAATTAGCCAACAAGCTTGCAACTGAACAATTTAATCAGAAGATGACTTTAATCGATAACCGTTTCACTATCAATGAACAGGGTATCAATGCAGCAGCTAAAAAGACAGAGGTATATACAAAAACGCAAGCAGATGGACAATTTGCCACATCATCTTATGTAAGAGATATGGAAACACGTCTTCAGTTAACTGAAAAGGGTGTTAGTATATCTGTAAAAGAAAATGATGTAATCGCAGCATTCAATATGAGTAAAGAAAACATTACCTTGAATGCAAACAGGATTAACTTAAGAGGTTTTATTACAGCAGACCATATCAAAGGGCAAGTTTTAGAAGGAGTAACACTTAGAACTACTGGAAGTAGATTTGTTGAAATAAACCAGCAAAACTTTAAGATTTTTGATGCAAACAAACCTCGCGGTTATATGGGATTTATGGAGACGACAGATGGAAGTATTCAACCGTCCATCGTCCTGGGTTCTGACAATACTAAATATAGAGGTACAGGGTCATTCTATATGTATCAAGCGATACCCCGAATAGATGGTGTTGAGCAACCTTCTAAAGCATGGGCGAAATTTGGAATATCTAAAGGGGAAAATGCTGAGGGAAATAATATTTGGTCAAATTATATTCAAATGCAGAATGACGGTGGACATCTGAGCGTATATTCAGATGGACAATTTCGTTTTAAAAACTTGAATGATATTATTTTTGAATCTGAAGGATGGGCTCCAGGATATGGTTACTTCTCTGTAACTACAACTGAACCACATATTTTTACAAATAACTCGGGGCAGTTTACTTTCAAAAGAAAAGGCAGTGACTATAAAATACATTTCGTAAACGGCGCCACCGATCATGATTTAATCATGGGTAATGCAATGATAAGGTCAAGTTTTGTACAAGGTTATAACAATGGCTTGCAGATTAAAGATATGATGGGTAAGGGATGGAAAGATATAGAATTAAGAACATTACGAGCGCAAGAGAATATTAGTGCTATAGGGCGTATGTGGGCGCAAGAATTTATCCCTAATTCTTCTCGTACGCTTAAAACGGACATAGAAGACCTTCCATTCTCTGCTTTAGATAAAATCAACTCTGTAAACATCAAACAGTATCATTTTATAAGAGATGTTGAACGGTTCGAGTCAGGAGAGTCTATTACAATTCCAATTAATTACGGTATGATTGCGGAGGACTCTGACGATGTATTCACCACGCCACAGAAAGACGCTGTAACACTTTATAGCACGGTTGCAATTTCTATTCAAGCAATACAAGAAGTTGACTTTAAAGTTAAAAATCTTCAATTTGACCACGGTATGTTGAAGCAGGAAGTTGACACTTTTAAAGAACAACTTGAAGCTGGAAAACTTGAGAAAGTTTCAATGAAAGCTGAAATTGATGAATTAAAGGTGTTAGTGCAACAATTATTAAACAAATAAAACGAAAAGAGAGTGAATAATTATGGCTAAATTTTTCAAGCCGGTATTTGATGAATTAACAATCGATCATGGTTCTGATATCTTACTAGAGGAGAATCATATGATTATCAATATCAATGCTGATAGAGTTCGAGAACAATTAAATTATGATGAATCATTAATGGTTTCTGAATTTCCATTGTTTAAACTTCCGGAAGATTTAATAAACGAGTTAACTACACTAGGAAAACAAGCGATTCCACATACTACACATTCAAATGTAAAAGGATGGTTTAAAATGCCACCGGATTTCGGGAGCGATGTAGTAAATTATGCATTTCAAATGTTATCCGGATATGATGTGTTCGACGGTAAGGAAATGAAGTGGAAGTGTATAGAAAAAGCTTTTGGTGGATTAGAAACGAAACACAAAGTATTACAAAGAGCAACCTATGTAATTGTTTTAAAAGATGTAACGGAAGTGGTCAACTAATATAACGAACTGGCATACTAAAACAAAAGATAAATGAGAAACCAGAGCAGCCATAAGCTGGTCTTTTTTTATTGCCTAAAAAGGGGTGGTTAAGGTGGAAGGGTTACAAGAAGTAAGAAGTGATGTTCAAGAAATCAAGCAAGAAATTAAAGAAATAAGATTAGAAGTGAAGAGCTTAGAAATACGCACAACAGGTAACGAAAAAGACATTATTAATATCAACAAACAATTAGATAAAATCAGCGCCAATACTACCTGGATTTTACGACTTATAGTTGGTGGAATTATTGGTGGTATTCTCACTTTCTTAATGAAAGGGGGTGGTATGTAATGGTTAGTTTAGCTGTAATGATTGGAATTGTAGTTGGTCTCTCACAAATCGTAAAAACAATTGGATTACAAACAAAATATGTTCCGTTATTAAATTTAACGCTTGGCATTGTGCTAGGCGTTTTATTTTTGGATGGAGACATCAAAACAAATGTATTTCAAGGAATCATCATCGGACTGTCAGCAAGTGGACTGTTTGACCACACAAAAATTATGAAAAAGGATGCTGATATAAAATGAAAAAGACGTTCAAACATATTTCTTCTGTAGTCTTTGCAGCTATTTTAGCTTTATCTGTTGCAACAAGTGCCTTTGCTGATAGAACACTGATTATTCCTGATTTACCTAAACAATCATACCGTTATGGTGTAGGTGCTTATGAGGGCGTTGTAGCACATTCTACAGCAACACCAGAAGCACCAGCTATTAATATTCAAAAATATGAGTCTCGTACATGGCGTTCGGCATTCGTACATTATGCAGTTGATTGGAATGAAACAATCCAAATTGCTGATACGAAATACATTGCTTACGGTGCAGGACCAGGAGCAAATAAACGATTTGTTCACGTGGAATTATGCGAAACAAGAGATTATGAAAAATTCAAACGAAGCTATGATAAGTACGTTAAGTTATTGGCTAAAATCCTTCGTGACCGTGGAATATCAGTAGAAAAAGGATTGTGGACTCACTACGATGTGACGAAATATCTTGGTGGTACAGATCATGAAGATCCACTTGATTACTTAAAGTCTCATGGCATTTCAGAAGCTCAATTCCGCGCTGATGTACGACGCGCATATAATAACTCTAGTGTGGAAGTTTCCGTTCCTGATAAGCCATCTAAACCAGCAGAAGTTCCAACGGCTGTAACAGATGGTATTGCTTATATTGAAGGTTACAATGTTAACTTACGTAAAGGACCTGGTACAAGTTATTCTAAGATTCGACAGCTAAATAAACCGGAATCTTATGTTGTATGGGGTGAAAAGGATGGTTGGTTAAATCTTGGTAGAGAGCAATGGATTAAGAACGATCCATCTTATGTGAAGTTTAGTAAGAAAAGCACAGTAGATTCATCAATTGTAGGTAAGCGTGTTGTTTCTAAAGTTAATAATTTACGATTCTATGATGCTCCATCTTGGCAGGAAAAAGATGTTGCTGGTTCTGTAGATACAGGATTAGGTTTTACAATTGATGCAAAAATAAACGTCAATGGATCCCCGCAATACAAAGTGCACAATAGTAAAGGTAAAACATACTATGTCACAGCAAGTGAAGCCTATGTGTATGTGAAGTAAAAAGACAAGAGCCGTCCTGTTGGGCGGCTTTTTATACTTTATTTTTTAGAAGCTCTATATCCAGCAGCTCTATATCCAGCAGCTTTTGCATCAGCTTCAGAACAGAACGTTTCTTCAGCATTTGTTTTTATCATAGAACTGTTGACCAGGCATATGGTAAATTTTCTCGCCCCTACTATTTTTATTACCTTTAATTGAAAAGTTTTTATTGAATGCATAACTTTTTAATAATTTGAAATTGAAAAGTGGCATTGTAAATTCACAATAATGATACTTGATTACAAAAAAAGTTGTTTTAATTATAATAAGGTGGTTAAGAAATTTAAAAAGGTAGAGGACAATGTTGAAATGGGTAATAGTAAAAAACTTTGTCATTTATCAAAATTTTTTGAGAAGGTATCGATACATTTTCAAAATCTATCAATATTAAAAACACCCGACATCTTTCAATCAACAAAAATCGGGAAAGATATTTCTATTTTGTCCATAATGTGTTTGAAAGGAAGGATTTAGAATGGATTGGTTAGAGAGGATGAATCGCTCGATGAATTATATTGAGCAAAATTTATCGAATGAAATAGATGCAAAAGAAGTAGCGAGGTTGGCTTGCTGTTCAGAGTATCATTTTCCTAGAATGTTTTCGTCTATTACAGGTTTTACTTTGTCAGAATATATAAGGCGTAGACGTTTATCACAAGCTGCATTTGAACTTCAAAATGATAGTTTCATTCGAATTATTGATCTTGCGCTGAAGTATGGATATGATTCACCGGACGCATTTAGTCGGGCTTTTAAAAGCCTTCATGGGGTGACTCCAACAGAAGCGAGACGTAAAGGGGTTGAATTAAAAGCCTTTCCGAGAATTTCCTTTCAAATCACGATTAAAGGGGATGTGGAGATGGAGTATAGAATTGAAGTGTTAGATTGTAAGATTGAAATTGTAGGAGTGAAAGAAAAAGTCATAACTGAGGCTGCCTTTCGTATGATTCCGACATTGTGGGAGGAAGCGACAAAAAGTGGATTATTAAAACAACTTATAGATATGTCGTGGGAAAATCCGCAATGTAAATTAGAAGGGCTTTTAGGTGTATGTGGAAAGCAAGCTGCTATAACAGATGAAACATTTGAGTATATGATGGGGTGCCGTTACCAAAGCGAATATACTAGTGGCATGGAGAAGATTGTAATCCCTAAAAGTACATGGGCTGTTTTTCCAAATGTCTCTGATGCATGGAAACGCCTCTATACAGAATGGCTACCTACGTCTGGATATGAGTTAGCAGATCTTCCTTGTATTGAAAATTATTTAGCACCTGATCGAAATCCGAGTAGTGAACTTTGGGTTCCAGTTATTCGAAAATAATGATAATGTGTGATGAGGTATGGTTGATGAATGCTCGATTAGATGATAAATGGTGGTATGAAGTTAAATAAAACAAAAGAATAGTTTGGTTAACAAAAATAAGAGCCGTCATTACGACGGCTTTTTTTATTGCTCAATAACTGTTGCACTAATTTTAGGCATTCCAGTTTTATCTTTTCCATCGTAGACGCCATAAATTGTTACTGTTGCACCTTTAGATATTTTTAATCCGCTTTTGAGTGTTATTTCATTTTCACTTGATTGTATTCCACTTTGTGCAATTTGAATAGTGTACATGCCGTTTCCGCCATTTTCATTTGTACCTATGATAAAAGAGGGTATCGTCGCAGATTTTAGCAATAGATCTACAGTACCAGTAGCTTTTAGACGTGTTCCTTGCGCGTATTGGTCACCATTAGCCTTAACAAAACTAACTTCTTCAGCATCTTGCTTTATCTTCTTATTTAACTCATCCTGAGATGTTAAATCTTTTTTAGTTTCTCGTTGCGGTTTGACGTTCGTTTTTTCGCTTGATTCACTTTGTTTAGAAGAATCACAAGCTGTTAGACCTAACAATAAGGTACTTCCAATGCAAATACTTATAAGTTTTTTATACATTTTCATTTTCCTCCTCTATCCAAATTTCTTCCATGTGCAATTTTAATTCCTTTGCAATTTTATAGGCTGTAAGAAAGGTAGGTAGCGTAGTGTTATTAACAAGTGAACTCATTGTAGTTTGACTAATTCCAATAAGTTTTGAAAATTCCTTTTGACGTATTTCTCTTTCAGCAAAAATAACACGAAGTTTACATTTTAATCGCACAATATCACCTCTTTAATTATATACAATTCGCATATGGAAATGTGTCCTCCTTTAATTTAATCAACGAACATTTAGAAAAGTTTAAATGGACAGGCAATATAACTCTTTCTAAGTCATATACCTATATCAAGACCACGAGGAATACCAAGTGGAACTAAGGACATCAAGAGGGGAGAGGATTACATGCGTTGGCAGTATAATCACTTGAATACAACTCCATATCTTCATCCGTCCAAAGAATTACGTTCAATGTACAATGAATCAAAATCAAGAGCAGAGACAGAATCAATTTTAAATCACATGAAAAACCATGAAGTTTATGATCGAAAAGAATATAAAGGGTATTTCAGTTTGTCACAGGTATTAGAAGAAGATCTATATGGAGAGGAAGAAGATGTTTTAAATTGGGAAATTCTAATGGATTGTTATGATGTCGTCCTAACGAGAAAAGGTATTGCCTTTCGTGAAAAGGAAGAGGAGGAATAAATATGACTCTTGCAGGGGAAGCGGTAATCATTTGGACAGCAACAGGCTTGTCAGTAATCGCGATGAAGACAGCAGAAAAAATGGGGAAGAGTGTTCCACATTGGCTTCCACGTATCACCTTGTACACAACGCTTACAGGCTCGTTCTTATACCTTCTACGTTATGTTCTAGTTATGTTTCTATGATGGAATACAATATGGAAGGTCAGGACAATAGGAAAGGTATAAGGAAATGCTTGTCCCGTTATATTCCAAAAAAGTGCAATGATATCCTTATAGGATATGTAAGGGGGAAATGTTTATGTTGGAGTTACTACTGATTCCCGCAGCAGCATTAACTTATGGATTAGTAAGTGATAAGTTCAAACGAAAAGACGAGGATAAAAAGAAAATCCAAGTCTTTTTTGAGGTGAGTGGGATTGCTATTAAAAAGGACGATAAGTTGCATTATCCTAAGTTTCAAAAACAAATTGATGATGATCGTAGCACAACATATGTTTACACATTACCTGTAGGTATGCCGAGTAAAATTATTCAAAAGGTCGAGGATGTTGTAAGTGAGGGGTTAAATAAACCTGTTCGGATTCATTATGATAACTATAAATTAAGCATTCGAGTATTTCATAAAGACATACCTAACAAGTGGGGGTGGTCAAAAACATTAGTTGAACAAGGAAAATGGCTTGTACCTATAGGGCAAAGCTTAGAAGAATCAATTTATCATGATTTTGATAAAACACCACACATGACTTTAGGTGGTTTAACACGTATGGGGAAAACCGTATTTTTAAAGAATGTAATGACATCTCTTATTACAGCACAACCAGATCATACGCATTTATACATCGTAGATTTAAAAGGCGGTTTAGAATTCGGACCATATCAAAATTTAAAACAAGTTGAGTCGATAGCAGAAAAGCCAATTCAAGCATTTCAAGTTTTAAATACCATTCTTGAGAAAATGGAAGAGAAAATGTTCTATATGAAAGAAAGACATTATACAAACGTTGTAGAAACAAATATAAAAGAACGTTATTTCATTATAGTTGATGAAGGGGCTGAACTTTGTCCTGATAAAAGCATGGGTAAAGAGCAGCAAAAGTTATTAGTTGCTTGTCAAAGAATGCTTTCTTATATAGCTAGGATTGGCGGGGCGCTTGGGTTCAGATTAATTTTTTGTACACAGTATCCAACTGGAGATACATTACCGCGGCAAGTTAAGCAAAATTCAGATGCAAAGCTTGGGTTTAGATTACCAACACAAACGGCTTCTCAAGTGGTTATAGATGAATGTGGTTTGGAATCGATTAAAAGTATACCTGGACGCGCTTTGTTTAAAACGGATCGATTAACAGAAATTCAAGTACCTTATATTTCTAATGAAACGATGTGGAATGTACTAAAACAATACGAGGTGGAGAAACATGAACATACAAACACACATCAAATTGAATCGTCAGATGATGATTCTGACCTCGATTAGAAAGCTTAAATTTGCTACACGTAGGCATTTAATGGCTATACATGATTTAGGTGGCATAAGAAATGCAAACCGTATATTAAAGGATTTAAGCGCATTTGTTAACAGTACCGTGTACAAAAAAGAATATGTATATTACTTAAATAAAAAAGGGCGCGCACTATTCGATGATACAGAAAAAATAGTACCAACAATTCGATTAGCACACAGCCTTATGAGAAATGAAGCGTGGCTCTATCTGTTTTGTCCGGATGACTGGCAGATAGAAACACCTATACGTTATAAAATAGATGATAAAAAGAAGACAATTATTCCTGACGTGAAATTCCGAGATGAAGACGGGATTTTAAATGCTGTTGAAATTGATCGAACGCAGATGATGAATATAAATAGCGAGAAAATGAAAAGGTATGGTGAGTTTACAACATACTACAAAGATAAATATAAGGGGAAAATACCAATCGTTCATTTTTTTACAGTAACAGAATACAGACAAAAAACTTTAGAGCAATTTGCGATAAAACATGGTGTTTACGTGAAGGTTTACGTTGTCCCAGAATTTCAATAA